ATTACTAGCTGTAGTTATGGCACCAAATATCAATACGATACTTGCAAACCATTTTATGTACCAATCTAATCCATTAGATATTTCTTTTTGTACCACTCTTTAAACTCCGGGTCTTTTTCAAATTCTTCATGTAATTCTCTTGTATCTACCTGACCACTACGAATACAATCAGCTAGTAATTGCCATCTTTCTTCATTAGTATATTTTCTTAACTTAAAAAAACCATTACCCATTAAATTGCACCTACTAATGAATATATAACTCCTATTATTAAAACTAGAACAACTGCCTCTACATAGGGACTTCCGTTTCTAGCACCTTCTTGTTCATTAAAAAATTTCATTTTATTCTCCTACAAAGTTATCGCCTGGCACCCAATTGCAAGCAGTCAAGCCACCAGATTTCAAAGCATTTAATGTTCTTATAATTTCATCCACACTTCTGCCTGTATCTAATGCATTAGCAGATTCGTGTTGAATTACATTATTTTCATCAACAATATATGTTGCTCTATAATGCACATTATCGTTAAATGATACAATTTTTAATTCGTGGCCTAATTGTAAGCCACTATCTGCTACTAAAGGATGTCTAATATCTTTAATAATAGGATTAGATTCTTTCCAATTTAGTTTACAAAATTCATTATCACCACTAAAACCCATAACATTAACATCTTCATCAACTAATCTGTCCATCTCTTTTATTTCTGTAGGACAAATAAACGTAAAGTCTTTTGGGTAAAAATAGTATACTGACCATTTACCGTTTACTTGACCTGTTGCTATTGGTCCTAGTTTATTATCTCCAAAACAAGCTTGTAAGCCAAATTCTGGAAAATTTTCACCTATCATCATTTTAAAAATACCTCCTTCAGTATTGTTCTTGTTTCTGTTTCATTAAACCTAACAAAAGGTTTAAAATTCATTATCTTTTTGTATAGATTTGGCCATACAATTGTTTCTTTAATATTCTTATTCCAATCTTTCATAAAATTTAAATGATAATCCATAATTATTAATGTTTCTGTAGAAATCTTATTTCCAATACAAAGTCGTAAAACTTTTGGATGATTACCATTGGTATCAACAAAAGCATTGTTGGGTTCAATATTGTCCATATCACAAGCAGTAGATATTCTACCCAAGTCTTCTTTAAAATGGTAGTTTCTTGATTCTTTTCTTTTTTTGTATTGTAAGTATCTTTCATGTGATTCTCTTTCTAATAATTTGCCTGACCATAATTTGGTGTCTTTAATAAAGTTTGATACAAGAAAGTCTTCAATATCACTTTGTTTATATTTGACACTAAGTTTATGAAATTGGTATCTATCATTTCTTTTTGTAAATGTGTGCAATTTTGTGTGAACATGGCCAGATGTTGTAAAGTAATCATAATCATCTTTCTCAAAATGTAATTTAAGTGCAAGATATTTTCTGTATACATAAAATCCGTCATAATTGTTCACAACGGTAGTTTACCTGTTTTTTCTATTAAATTTAAATCTTGTGCTTCTAGAGCAATCTTTTCTTTGAGTGGTTTTGATATGAGTTTGCTCACATCTAATGGGTCAATTGAATTGTCTTCACAATATTTCAAAATGGCGTCTAGATAACTTATATCTGGACATTGCCTTTTTACTTCTTCAATCTTTAAACTAAATTGTTTGCTGTTCATAATATCACCATTCTATAAAAATTCGGGTGGTACTATTCCTGTGTGCCGAGCAAGTACCGAGCTCCGTCTAACAACTACTACAGGTCTTTACTAAGACTGGTTAGACTATCCTTTTTACACATTGACTTGTAATTCCTTTTCAGCGTGTTTATAAAAACTATCTATGGATTGCACTAATGTGTCCATATAGTCTTTAGGTTCTTTTACAAAAGATGTCATTGTGCCATCTTCTGCAGCTATTAAAACTACTATTTGTTCTATTTTTTCATCAAATGTTTCTTCATACATTTTTGAATATGCTGTACATTGTAAAAAATAGTTCTCCACCCAATCTTCTATTCGTTCTTTATTGGATGTCTTAAAGTCAATAACGGATAGTTTGCCGTTATACTCTGCCACACAGTCTACTTGACCAGCAATAGTCAAGTCTTTACTATACATTATTTTTTCTAGTAATCTGATATTATTTATTTGGTCTAGATATGGTTTCATCAACCTGAATAGACCTAATGGTAATACATCTCTAATTGATGGTGTTTCATTACCTAGATATTGTTCAACTAAAGTATGTAATGATTTGCCTCGCCTTGCAGCTCTGTTCATTTCCCATTTAGCAACATCTTCGCCAATGGATTGTCGCCACTTTTTAAGACCTTCAGTTTTTCTAATACTTAAAACTGATGTTACTGATGGATATGATTTGCCATCAATATCATAAAATCTAAATCCTTCTACTTTCTTACCTTTTGTATCTGGTAATAATGATGTATTTACATCTGTATGTTTAAATCTCGTTTCAGTCATATTTATACCTTTTCATATTTTATTTCATTATTATATACCAACCACCACTTTTTGTCAATGGTGGTTGGGTTATTATCTATTTAGGATATACAGATGGTCCTTTAACTGATGATTTAGTGAACTCTGGATAAGCATCCAAACCACACTCGGAGATATCTACTCCTTCATCTTCTTCATCCTCTGATACTCGTAAACCGAATATCAATTTTATTGCATACCAGAATATCATACTGACTATAAAAGTCCATACAAATATTACAAGTATACCATATAACTGTGCATTTAGTGTGCCTGTAGTAAATGTTACTGCTAACAGTCCCCATATACCACAAGTACCATGTGCTGATATAGCACCGACAGGGTCATCTAATTTCATTCTATCTAATGTTATGATAGAGAATACTACTATTAGACCACCTACTGCACCAATTAATAATGCAAGTCCTGGTGTTGGTGCCAAAGGTTCTGCTGTTATAGAAACTAGACCTGCAATCGCACCATTAAGTGCCATTGTCAAATCAGATTTACCAAATAATACTTTAGATACAATCAATGCACCCATAACACCACCGGCAGCTGCCAAGTTTGTGTTTACAAATATTAATGATACTGCATTTGCTTCTACTACATTTGATACAATTAATTCTGACCCACCATTGAATCCAAACCAACCTAACCAAAGTATAAAAGTACCTAATGTTGCTAAAGGTAAGTTTGCACCTGGCATAGCGACAACTTTATCGCCATCATATTTACCTTTTCTAGCACCTAGTACTAAAACACCAGCAAGAGCTGCTGTTGCACCACATAAGTGAACTACACCTGAACCAGCAAAATCTAAAAATCCTGCTTCATCTAGGAATCCACCACCCCATTTCCAATAACCTTGTATTGGATAAATGAAACTGGTCATTATTACACAAAATAATAAAAACGGCCATAGTTTCATTCGTTCTGCAACTGCACCTGATATAATCGAACATGCTGTTGCTACAAAAACAACTTGAAAGAAATGGTCAGCCATACTTGAATAGTACACATCACCACTACTTGCAATTACTGTTTCTGCCGTATTGTCTGTACCTAAGAAAAATGATAAGTCTGGTATTACACCTGAACCACCACCTGGGTACATAAGATTATATCCCACTATCATAAACATAATACATGATATAGAATATAATGCTATATTTTTTGTAAGGATTTCTGTTGTGTTTTTAGCTCTGACAAGACCAGATTCAAGCATGGTAAAACCAGCCGCCATCCACATAACAAAAGCACCCATTACAAGAAAATATAAAGTGTCTAGAGCATATGATAGCTCTATTACTGTATTTTCCATTATTTACCTCTTGTTTATTAAGGTGAGCAATCTCACCGTTGTTAATTATAGTCAGCAACCTGACTGTCCATCATAATATAGATTTCAAATCTTTAATCTCTCGTTAACTTTAAAAGTTTTTCAATTTGAGCCTTAATTATAGGTGAGCGATTCGGCCAATGAATATATGGCTCATCGCTTTTTTGTAGATTATATAAGAAAGGTAATATCAACTTTTCTATTTCTTTAAATCTAGCTTGTGTTTGCTCATCGGTTTCTGTCTTTGTAATCGTTTCCTTTTCAGCAACTATTTGCATTATCTCATTCATCATACTCTTAATATCAGAGACATCTGTCTTAACTTTAGCAATCTCAATATTACTATTTTCTAAAACTGAAGGGTCAATTTTAGGTTCATCTGATTCAGGTTTAGATATAACTGGAGTAAAACCCCAATCTTCATCTAAATCAAAACCTCGCATATAATCTGGTATATCGTTACTCATTACTTCTTACCTAAATGTTTGTTAATTACTTGTTTGGTTTTTACATCTTTAATGGATTTACTACCATATCTATCTGCTAATGCACTTGTAGGGTGTGCTTCTGCAATTCTAGATAAGTTTTCTTTCCAACCTGAATCGGTTTTCATACCACCAACACCTGCAACTATATTTATACCTGTTACTAACGATTTCAAGTTAGGATTACTTTTAAGAAAATCATCCTTTTCTGATATCTTTAGTATTTTATCAAATACTTCACCTGTTTCTGTATCTTGAAATGTGTATGTTGGCATTATAATATTTCTTCTCTTGGTGTTGTATCGCCGAAATACTTCTCTAGCATTTCAATTTCATCATCATATTCAGCAATGATTTTCAATTCTTTTTCTATTGTTTCAATAACATCTGGATGTTCAGCAATACCAGCTGTTTTTTCTAAAAGAACTTCTACATTGATTCTATGTTTTTTTATGTGTCCTTGAGCGTGTGCTATTAACGCTTCAAGCATATCTTCTCTTATCATAAGACTATTAACTCCATAACTTTTAGTACCTTTAACTTTCATTTTTCATTCCTTTTTGATACCATTCTGGCATTTTTGATGGTGCCTTCCAGGTAGCAAAACTTCTTTTCTTCATTATATAATATTTTCTATAACTTGCTACAGAATCACCATCTACTTTACATTCATCTGGCATAGCAGGTGTTGGTTCTGTTGCAAGCTTATTTAGTGGTATTTTTTTAGGTGGGTTTCTTAAAACATCATTCATCTTTTCAATAGTCAAATGTTTTTTACCATATCTCTTGGTAAATTCATCACCTAAAGCCATCATGTGTTTGTATAACCAATTATAGTTATATGCACTTTCAAGCAACCATATTGTTGATGGATGTTTTAGCCAGCCTGCTTTGTATAAAACTTTTTCAAGTTTTTTATCAGGATGTTTCCACCTTTTTATTTTTCTACCATTAGCTGTCTTATCGTAATATTCTTTACCATCATAAAATCTATGCACGGTACTTAATAGCTGTGCCGATTCTACAATCATTTTACAGACATGTTTATCGCAACTCATTTGAGCAGCTTCTACAGGGTCTTTACTCAAATAAAAGATATTCATCTTAATACTAATATCCAGAAAATTGAAATTACAGATACCATAATTATGGCCTTAACCACATCTGGTATTATATCACATAACTCTACAAATTTTTCTATAAAGTCTTTCATCATTTATACCTCCACGATAATTACTATCCAGGATAAAGGAAAACAAGCCATTTGTCAAGCGTTATTTTCACTTTTTTTACACTATTTTAGTACATTACCGACAATAAAAATTGGTCTAAATCGTGTGATTCTGCTAATGATTTCGGTAAAAAGTTCTTGATGGTAACATTATATGTATATTCTTGGTTGGATACCTCGTTACCAAAATCATCTGTCTGGTGAGATAAATGTACAGGCGATTTCTCCTCTTCAATTATTTTAATACATTGTATACTACATAGTTTATCATACTCTTTTTGGTTAAGTTCAAACAATTGCTGTACTTTGTACATTTTATCCTCCTTTTTTATACATTGTTTTTATACTTGTCCTCATCTTTACCCCATTCATAAATCTGATTAAGTTTCAGTTTTATTTCATCAGGATTTAATTTGATTAATTCTTCTTCTGATAAACTTGATATAAAGTCGGTATAATCACGGTCTTTTTTCCAATCTTTTTTATTAGCCGTAATAATCTCAATCAACTTTTCTCTGTTAGTATTTGTCTCCTTTGGTTTTTTTAATTGTCGTAATGATATATTTGCCGATATCAGCATTAATACTGCTACAGGGTCAAATACGAATATCAATATAATTATAATTATTCTAACTGCTTTATCAAAATGATTTGCAGCTTCATCACCATATATAAATTCTGCTACATATTTTATAGGACCTAAATCAGCCTCTAGCTTTAATTGTTCTGTCCTAATCTCAGATTTCTTATCTGATAATTCATTAATCTTATTTAAACTTTCTTCTATAGTATTTTCTAATAATAATCTTTCTTGTTTTTGATTATTTCTTTCTGTAATCGCCCTTTGTGAACTACTACTAAACCAACTTGTTTCTTCAGATTGATTTATGATTAATTCATCCATCTTTTCTAATTGTAATTGTGAACGGTCAATTACCTTCTGTCTTTGTTCTATTTGTTCATCTATTATTTGTATCTGTAATGCATTGTTACTTTCAGGTACAACTTGGTCTAAATGTGCCTTTGATAAAAAACCAAATATGCCTACCGAAGTTATAAAAATTAAAACTACTACAGATGTTGTCAAATAATATTTAATTGACTTTGGTAATAATGGATTGTTCCAATTATTATATAACCAACTTGCCATAACAAGTTTTGCAATTTCTAATGCACCACCCATTGCATATATGGCCGTTGTTGCACCTGCAAACAGAGCTGCCAAACCAATTATTGAATAACCAGCTGCAATGATAGATAGTGATATACCACTAATTAGGGTTAAGATTGCTAAAAACATACTATTATTTATGTATGTTTTCTACTCTATCTATAACTCTTATAACTCTTTCAGCGTAATCTGGTGTTTCTGAATACTTGTCTAATGTCTTAATTAATTGTCTAGAATCTAATGGCATATTCATAGTTATCATAGTATCTCTTAAATCTCTAAATTCTTTATATGCACTATGATTATTTAAAAGTCTTATATATTCACCAACTGATTCACACTTGTGTTCAAAACTCCTATACATGACCTTTTTATTTTCTAAAGCATGTACATGAGGTTTTGTTTCATCAAATGCCTTTATACCGTAAAGATTATTAGCTTCATCAGATAATCTAGATGAGCCCCAACCTGTCTCTAAAATAGCTTGAGACACCATCATACTATTTGGTATTCTTCTTGATTCTGGTATTGTTAAATTGTGGTAAGTTATACAAGTTTGTAGACCATCTAAAAATTCAACTTCTGTTTCATATTCAAATATAGGATACTTTATAACATATTGGTTGGGAAAAAATGTGCCAATTGTAAATATAGTGAAGGTATAAAAAATACCGATTATTAAAGTTATAGACTTATCAATTAGATTTGTTATTCGATTCACTAATTAAACCTTTGAGAATTTTATACATTTCTTTATATACAGCGATATTTCTCCATAAGGTATCACCTGTTTTTTTCTGTTCATCTTTCAATTCTTTTAAAATTTCTTCTAAAACTAGAATTCTATTATTGAAAGGTTTTACTTTTGCCTTTTTATTTTTACTCAAAAGATTGCCTAAAAAATATGGTTTCTTATTTGACATAGGCTATGTAATGATACCCACCAACATTCTCTGGCAATTTTCTAGATGTAAATACCAACTTTTCTGATAGTTTACTCATTTGAGATTGTAGTTTTTCTCTCTGTCTATCTGTAAGATTATCTTCTAAATCTTGACCCCAATAACCAGTATAATAAGTTATACCAGGTGATGATGAATTACTATCTTTTAAAAAGTTTTTAAGAACCTTTGGTGTTTCTACTAATTGTTTTTTTAAATATTGGTCTATTTCTTTACTTTCTGTGTTCATGTTATCTCCTTTACTTCTTGAACTACACATTTTGGTATTATTGTAGAATTACCACATTCATCAATACTACCATCTTCTTTAAAATTGAAATCACTAACTAATCTAATGACCTCATCCTCATCACTAATTAAGAAACCTGTACTTAGACATCTAGGTAAGTTTTCTTCTTTTATATCTTCCACACTTCGCCATGATGAATCAGATGTTATATCAATCCAATATACATGAACAAACTTGTAGGGAATCTTTTTAATTGTTCTCATTTAATAAATGTTTAACCTTTGTTAAATTTTTATATTCTAAAACATTATCTGTCATACTATTGATACATCTTTTTAACAGACCACCATTTCTTTCTAATACAAAATTTAATGGATATCTTTCTACATCTATTAAGAAGGCAGCTGTATCTTCATCTACAGTAAATGTTCTTTCGTGTTCTACTCTAAATGTTAAATCATCTAAAGACTTAATTTCTGGTCTCTCATAACTTGGATGATTACTCAAACTATCTAAAGATGTTATAGCCCAAGTATATCTATGAAAACATTTACCACTTGTCATAGCACGCCATATGCCATCACTTGCTTTTCTTAGTGTTTCACTATCAGCAACAGGTTCGTGTACTTGTTCAAGTGTCATACCTTTAACTTCACTTGGATTCCAACCACTTGCCATTGCAACAAAACA